AGCATGGATGAGTACGGATTTATGAGAAGCCACAACGCGGCATATATACGCATCTGGACGGCACAGGAAAAAGAGGCACGGCTCCGTAAGGAATTAAGACATCTGAAGACTTGCTGTCATTGGTGCGAGGTTGCTTTCGCGTTTGGGGTCTTCTGCGTGGTCATGTCGCCCTATGGTGACTTCTGGCTGTTGGCTCTCGGGATCGCATTTATTACAGCCGCTTGCGTGACCATTGGCAACGCGTTCACGCAGATGAAGTTAGTCAGGAGGCGTTTTGGATGAGGACGAACACGAGGAATCGCTTTTACAGCAAGCAGACCGAATGTATTCCAGATTGGGACAAGCTTGACGAGCTGTTTGAGAAGTTCGGCACGTTCCCGGAAGGCTACAAGGAGTTAAGAGGCGAGCCCGTCATGACCTATGAGCAAATACTCCGATGGACTCGATCAGCAGGGGTGCACGGTGCAAAGGACTACATCGTGAGAGCGTTCTTTGAGCTCGACACGGGCAAGGTCATGGCTTTAAGGCGCGCCGGATGGAGTATCAAGGACATCGCAGAGGATATGGATTGCGATGAGGAAAGAATAAGAGATTTTTTGGAGAAAGGAGAATAGTTATGGCTGAAAAGAAAGAAGCAAGTATCAAGGACATGATACTTGAGGAAAGACTAAACCTGTTAAGGGGTGAGTTGAGAGTCGGAAAAGGTCTTTATAACTCATATGGCAAATACAAATACAGAAACGCAGAGAGCATATACGCGGCTGTCAAGCCTTTGCTCGATAAATACAGAATATTTTTGCAGGTAACAGATGCAGTTACCACGCACGGAGAGGCGGGGAATGAAAGATTTTACATCAAGTCTATATGCTCTGTTTGGACATACGAAGATCCAACTTATGCAATACAGACAACCTGTGAAGTCAGGGAGGATGAGACCAAAAAGGGCATGGATGGCTGTCAGGTATCTGGTTCAGCATACTCATACGCGAACAAGTACGCTATGGGCTCAATGTTTCTTCTGGATGACTCAAAAGATCCCGACAGCAACGAAGCATACGAGGCAAGAGAGGAAGCACGCATGGAGGCCGAAAAGAATGAGCCTATCGGAGAGGCCAGAGCGAAAATCCTCGAGAACCTGCTCAAGAGTTGGGGTGTTGACATAGAAAAATACATGAAGTGGGCAAAGGTCTCCAAGCTTGAGGAGATAACGGAAGAGCAGTTCGGATGGACCAACAGGAACGAAAAGAAGGTGAAAGATGCGACTGCTTGACTTGTCGAGGTCGATGGATGGCAAGTTTAGGATTCTTTTGGAGTCCGAAGACCTTCCCGAAATCCCAGAGGGCGAGATTGATGTCACGTTCAAGACTCACAGGAAGCACAGAAGCCTTGATGCTAATGCCTACTATTGGGCGATGGTCAACAAGATGGCCGCAAAGCTCGAGAGCTCAAACGAGGAAGTTCACAGGCGACAGCTTGAGAGATACGGGACTTTTGAGATGGGCGAAGACGGTGCCGCCCGTTGGGTGGTTGTTCCTGATAACAATATCGGGATGTATCTGCTCGACACGGGCAATGTGGTCAAGATGTCGACCAAAACAGGGAAGCCGCTTCTCGGTCATGTGTGCATCGTGATTAAGGGGTCGCACGAATACAACTCGAAGGAGATGGCGACACTCATAGACGGAACCCTGTCAGATTGTCACGATCTCGGGATTCAGACCATAGACGAAGTGCAAAAAGAAAAGATGATCGAGGAATGGGGGCGAAAGTATGAAAAAAAGCATCATTCAGCACAATGAGGGCTGCTATATCTGCGGAAGGATGGGGATTTTACAAATGCACCATTGTCTCCACGGAACACGCAGGAAAGCAGCAGACGAGGACGGCTTGTGGGTGTGGCTCTGTCCGTCATGTCACATGGCGCTTCATGACAGAGGCAAGTATGACGAACATCTTCAGATAGTCGCACAGTCGACATGGATGGCATATTACGGAACGAAGGAAGATTTTATCAAGCGATACGGCAAATCGTACATATAGGAGGCATAAATGAATACAGTTATTTTAATCGGGAGACTTACCAAAGATCCCGCAGTAAGCACATCGCAGTCAGGAGTCAAGATTGCTCGCTACACGTTAGCGGTTGACAGATTCGGCAAGGATCAGGGGGCCGACTTTGTATCATGCGTGACATTCAATAAGGGTGCCGATTTTGCAGAACAGTATCTCAAGAAAGGCACAAAGATAGCCGCTGAGGGTTCTATCACCACAGGATCATATACCAACAAGGACGGTCAGAAAGTCTATACCACCGATGTCATCGTTAACAGGCATGAGTTCGCAGAATCCAAGGGCGAAGCAAAGCCGGAAACAAAGAGCGAGGGATTTATGAGCATCCCGGGCGGGATTGATGACGAAATCCCGTTTGGAAATTGATTCGGCAGGATGATCCCCACAAGAGAGGGCGAGCTTCCAAGCGCAAAGGAGCAAATGCGGAGAGGGAGCTTGCCAATATCATCCGGGAGAATTGGGGATATCCCGTGCATCGTGGCAAGGTCTTTTATCACGAGTCCGATTTGGTTGGCCTTAAAGGGATTCACATCGAATGTAAAAGGGTTGAAAGACTCAATATCAGTCAAGCCTACAAACAGGCCGTACTTGAGGCAGAAATCCGAAATGATGGTATGCCCGCAGTTTTTCACCGTAAGGATGGCGAGGGTTGGATGGTCACTATGAGTCTTGAGGATTGGATGGAATTATACGGAGAGTGGGTATGAAAAAATCAATGATTATTTATACGGATTGGCTTGAGAGGCTTGAAGGGCTGACAGATGAACAGGTCGGAAAGTTCTTCCGCGCTGTCTTGGCTTATGGCAAAGACGGGGAAGAGCTGCCGATTGATGATCCTATCGTTGCGACCGTTTTCACCTTTGTCAAGCCGACAATCCAAGACAACAATCAGAAGTATGAGCAGAAAATCGCCCAGCTTCATGAAGCACACGAGAAGTGGTTAGCAAAGAGGAACACTCGAGACGATTCGACACGAATCGACACGAATCGAGACGAATCGACACGATTCGATACGTTTCGTGACGTTTGTGTAACTGATACTGTAACTGATACTGTAACTGTAACTGATACTGTAACTGATACTGTAACTGTAACTGATACTGATACTGTTAATAATAATAATGTTATTAAGAGTATAAAGAAAGAAAGTATAAAGAAAGAAAGCCGCTTTCAGCGGCCCACACTCCCCCAAATCCAAGACTACGTATTTGAGAAAGCACTCAATGTTGATCCTGAGAGATTCTTTGACTATTACGAGTCAAACGGGTGGAAGGTTGGGCGTAATCCGATGAAGGACTGGAAAGCAGCCTTGAGGAATTGGAGCTCGAAGGATTCCAAGAAAAACACAAACACGACATTTGCAGCAATAGACGAGTTGTTGAGAGAGGAGGGCTACGATGGAGCCAAGAGAATGGTATGAAATAGCGGTATATCTCAAGTCAGCGTATGGCGAAAAGTTCAATCTCGACAAGAGCGGTTTGAAGGTTTGGCTTGATAACCTCTCGGATCTACCAACTGCAGAAGTCAAGCAAGCAGTTAGGGCTGTCATCATGACAAGCCCGTTCCCGCCAACGATAGCCGACATCCGCAAGAAGGTAGCAGAGGGCAAGGTCTCGAGTCTTCCTGTTGCAGAGGAAGCTTGGGGAAAGGTCAGGAAAGCCTTGCAAAACTCATTATACAACTCAAAGGAGCAATTTGAGAGATTAGACGACATTTCGAAGTCGATAATCGGAAGTCCGGGGGCATTGGCGGTTTATGCCTCAATGAACTCTGACGAGGTTGAGACGGTCATCAAGTCGCATTTTATCAAATCTTACAACGAGATCAGACAGAGGAGAGTCGCAAGAGCTCCGCTCGCTGTCGGTGTGATTGAAGCTCTTGGGATCGAGGCGCGAGATGTGGATTGAGACAGCCAAGGATATGCCGCGCATCGGACAGAGAGTTGTGACTGATGGGCTCCTGTTTGCTACATGGAACGGCAAGGAATGGGAGCTCGACTCGGGCGAGAAGAAATCAAGATATACATACCGGCTCTGGATGGAAAAGCCAAATCCGAAGCCGAAGCAGGTCGATCTTGATGATGTTCCGTTTTAAGGGGGTGCAAATGTATAGACGAATGGACAAACACGCATTTTATGTGGCTTGCACGGATGACGAGCTTGAGCTGCCGATTGCGGTGGCTGACACGGTGACAGAGTTGGCTGACCTTGTTGGGGTCACGAGGAGCTCGATCTATTCGATGATGTCACGAAAACAGGGTCACTATTACAAGATAACGGAGGCAGACGAATGAAGAAATATATCGCATCAGTAGAGGTGCCTGATGATTGGGTGCCGAAGCATGAACCGTACAGCGTGGACTTCTTTTTTGAGCAGGACATTATGAGCACGCAGATGATCGAGGGCGATGGATGGAAAAGCTTGGACGAGATTCCGAAAGAGGGCGATTACATTCTGATTAGCTTCGCAAATTACAGCTTGCCCGATATAGGCCGCTATGAGGACGGAGTATTTTATCCGGGCGATGAAGAGAAGAGCTACAAGGAATATGGCCTCATAGTAAACGGCTGGAGACCGCTTCCGAGATGCAAGGAGGGCTGAAGCATGATTGAAACACGGACAATGTGCAACGGCTGTCCCGAGTGCCGACATTGTGGGCGCAAGTACCAGAAGTACAAGGCTCTGATATGCGACTACTGCAACGGGGAAGTTGAGGGA